GCCTGGTCTGTTGAAAGCTCCAGGCCTGAAACCTGAAACGGCCAAAAATCGTAGGTATTGCCACCGAAGACGATTGGCTTGGGTCCGAGCTTTTGTTCATCTCCATTGGCAACATCGATCTTTTCGGGTGTATGGGGGAAAGGTGCGTAGTGGAATCGGTGGATCCCGCCACTGAACTCTGAGGCGTCAACTTCAACCAGGCGGACCCTGCCACCCGGCGCCAGCATAGCCGCCTGATCGACTAATGCCATTATGCGTACACTCCGTAAGCCCGTTTGATAGTGAACGTCAACTCAGCATATTTGCTGCTGATCTGCGTTTTACGAACCGAATCGGCTACGACGCGGTAAAGTCCCTTCTCTTCACCTGGCGGCGTAATGATGAAAGCCTTCACGGTATGAGCAAGGAGGAAATCACGAATCCTGTCCACTTCTGACTCGGTGCCTGTGTGCTTCATGGGCACCTGAATAGCCGTGGAGTTAATCCCGTTATCGGCCACCTGCTCATAGCCATCACCGAACTGCGCTGCGCGTACGGCCTGGCTATATTCAATCGCGCCAGCACCGAGCTGCGAACGCCAGCTGTATGTTTCAATTGCCATATTTGCTCCATAAAAAAAGCCCCGCATTTGCGAGGCTTAATCTGGTTGAAAGTATGGGAGGGAAGGTTATCAGACCATTTTGATTTAACTACCATTCATTTCTACGAGCCGGTAATCAGTCTTCCCATCCTTGTCTTCAATACATTCGGCCCTGAATTTCTGTTCAAGACCAAATTTATTTTTGGCGCTAAACTCCTGCGTGACGTAAAACTTACCGTCGTCACCGAGCCATCTGTTCGAGCCAAACACCGACATATCCAGAGTGCTTTTGTTAATGACTGACATCCTTACGTATGATTCACAGGCATCGCGAAGCTCATCCAGTTTTTTATCCGTAAGTTCCTTGGCTTCTTTTTGCTTCTTTTCTTGCTCAGTTGGTTTATTAACCAACGCAGCGACAATAATCACAACAACAAGAAGAAGTAACATACCTATTGTCTTTAAGGTTTTTCTTAGCATCTTTTTAAGCATTATCATATCCTTTGCGGTGTGTTGTATAGGTCGCAGCAGCCTTACAAAAAACAAATTGGCGACTATACCCAAATAAGTATGCCAGCACTCTTAAATGAGTTAGCAAGCAGCCCTATAAAACATCAACCCAAAACCCTTTTTCAACCTTGCGAATAATAATTCCGCAATCCTTCGCCATAGCATCAAGAACATCAGAAATTAACTCCATTTCTCTGACTGACTCCCACTTTCCGTAGTTATCAAAAATTTTCAGACAGACTTCATTTAGGCTTTCAATATATGGATGCAACCAGATGATTTCTTTTCCTTTCAGCGCTTCATTATTAGCATAATTAATCCCTTTGGCCTCACAATCCCCCAAGAAATAGGCTGCAAATTTTAGCGACGTTGAAATTAAATCATAAACCTCTTTCAAAACCTTATCTACATTACGATGAAACCTATATTCAAATTTTGCGTTGAAAATATTAGCGCGTAATTTTTCAGCGCAACCAATGAACGTTTCTTCATATAGCTTGTTATTATCAAAACCAATTGTGCCGGTAATCCTTGTGGCACAATACTCTTCAATGACTGACAACCAACATTCACCACGAAGATTTTCATGGATATCAGAATATCTATGATTTAGGGCTCTACCAGGAAATGACCTATCTAGCGCGCCACAATTGGAGACATGACCGCACTCATGAGCAATGATGGCAAGGGCTTGCTGGAATGCATCACCACGAAGGTCATTGTCAAGAATGCCCTCGATAAAAGCCGCATTAAGAACAATATGACTTTTTACCGTTCCGTTGCGCAAAACCATTGGCGTCATTGCAACACCAACAACTTCCCCCGATGAAGGTTGCAACTTAGTATCGGTTTCAATGCCGCGATCCAAGGAAAGAAGAGCATTTTCGTAAAAATAACTTATGGTGACACCATCAAGATAGCTAAGATCAATGAACTTAGATAATGCTCTTATAATTTCTCCAACATTATCCCCAACCTTTCTTGCATCTTCCTCCTTGTTATAACCAGAAATGCTCAGGTTAAATGGACCAAGCTCTTCCCACCCATTGCGTTCCATGACAACCTCCATAAATATATGACTTCGCCATCATATCTAAGGGGTAGGTAAATCGCTACCGTCCTTTATTGAAGTTGTAGATTATGCCACCAGGCTTAAGTTGCTTCTGTAAGGCTTGCAACGCAGCGTTCTGCATTTCATTAGCAAGTGCGCGCCCCATAGCATCTCCAGAACTGGATGTTTGGGTTGTTACGGAACCACCAGCATCGACGTTAACCGTGGTGTTGATAACTGGGGCCATACTGCCTCCGCCTTGGGCACGTACACCCAACCGCCCGGCAGAATCCCGAGTTAGCGGCATGATAGCTTCTTCACCAGCCTCTGCGAAAACACCGCCTTTCGCAAACTTCGATGCGCCCTGGAAGGTGAAATACTGAGGCGTATCGTAAACACCGTTAACATATTTACTGAGACCTGGGGAATCATAGACGCCACCTTTAGCGTTGAAGGTTACCCCAGCAGCGGCGTTTGCATATGCACCACCAGGCGTACTGCCATCACCACTGCCACCGCTTATCCAGCCCATCGCAGCCTGCACCGCATAGGCAACCATCAGTCGGTTTGTCACCTCGATAATCATCTTAAGCATCGATTTGCCGAATTCTTTTATTGAGGCTTTTCCCGTCGTCATTAGGCTGGTTAGCATGTCAGATAGGCCTGTCAGCGTGGAGCTAGCCACGTTCTTCACTGCGTCATAGGTGTTGGTAGCGGCATCCAGATATTCATTCCATCCAGCAACAGCCCCAGCTTTCCAATCGCCGCGCAGCTTATCCTCTTCAGCGTAATAATTTCTGAGGGCTGCCAGTTCTTTCTCATAGCCAGCATCATCAAGCTTACCACCACCGTTGAGCCAGCCTTGGCGGAGTTGAGCCTCTTCCATCATGCGCTGGCTCTGACGACTGCTTAGGCCAGCACTGCCACGCAACGCTTCTGTCTTTTCCGACATCTGCGTGACGTATTTATTCGCCTGCTGCGCCAGGCCGTTAATCTTCTGCTGCGCCTCTACTTCCTTGTTCTTCTGATCCACCACCTTGGCGGCGTTGAGGATGGCCTCACGGTTCGATAGAAGAGATTTCTCCTGTGCAGTCAGCGCGCGGGTCTTGGCAGACTCATCCAATTCAGCAAACCGTGATTGCTGTTTGCTGAACTCGGTATTTTTAGCGTGCAGATCGCCGGTCTGGCGTAGGGTTTCGAGCGTTTCCGTAAGGGTCCTGGCCTGGGCGCGGTAGTTTTCCAGTGTGCGATCGCCTGCATCCAGCGTGGCTTTTGCCTCTTTGGTCTTTTTGGCTGAGTCTTGTGCAAGCTTAGAGACTGCGTCTCTCGATTCTCGACTTGTTCCGCCATCGCCTTTTACGTTGGCTCCTCGCGCTTCAGCCTCATAGTTTGCCTGTGCGTTAGGCGCAGTGACGCGCTTCCAAAGCTCGTTATAGCGTTTTTTGTTCGCCTCAATCTCTTTGTCCGCTTCCGCTCCAGCCTTTTTCATTGCCTCAACGTCCATGCCGAGGAAATTAGCCAGCGCACCGCCACCCGGGATTTTGTCTGCCCAGCCAGCGATGGTGCTGGTGAACTTGGCGTCCAGAGAGGTGATATTGAGGAACAAGTCTTTGATCGAGGACTTAACCAGTTCGAAGATATCGATGATCTGGTTTCCCCAAGCGCGCACGGTAACACCTATCTCACCAAAGGTGTCAGAAGCGCTCTTCTTCAGGCTTTCCCACGTTCGACCAATATTATCGGTCGCGTTGTTAGTCTCCTCTGCGCGTTTTGCCATGACGCCAGCAAACAAGTTAATGGCTTCAGTAACAGCCGCCTGCTCACCCTTCTGCTTACGAAGCTGGATGATGTGCTTAATCATGGACTCATCAACGAAACCATATTGCTCATTGAGGCTGGCCAGCCCTTTAACCGGGTCGCTGACAATCTTGCCGAAGTCGGACATTGCCGTTTTGGTATCGTTTCCGGCCTTACCCATGAGGGTGATGGCCGTTGCGATCTGCTTCATCTGGCTTGCGGTATATTTGCCAGTATCGTTCAACGTAACCAGCGTATCGACGGTGGATCTAATCGATGTATTCGTCTTGCCAGCCACTTCCTCAGCGGCCTGGTTGAGCTGCTGCATTGAGGAGAAGCCAGCCCCACCCATCATGATGACAGAGCGTGCCACCTGCTCAAATTGCTCCGAGGAGTTATTCGCTGCGGCAGCCAGCAGGCCGATCGTGCCAATCAGCCCACCAAGTGCGATTGTGGTAGGGTTAATCATCCCAGCCATGCTGCGGATGTATTCGCCGACGCCGGACAGCGCCCCCTGAACCGAGCCGAACTGGTCTTTAATCTGCCCGCCCTGTTGCAGCAGGATCAGGAACGGCGACTGACCACCAGCCAGCTGCGTGGCGATATCGGTAAATTGCGCCGGAAGCGTGCGCATTGCTGCGCTGTACTGACCAACGGAGATTCCAGCGCGCCGGGCAGCAGCTTCCTGCCGGGATAGCGCTTCTGGTAGTACGTCTGCGACACCAGAGAGGCGCTCACGCGTCTGGTTAAGGATTGTGTTGAAGTGCTCGAACTGAGCACCGTTAATGCGCCCCGCTTCGAAATGTGCCACCAGCTGTGCGTGCTGTTCATCCAATGAATTGAACGCGCGGATAGTCGGGTCGATGGATCCAAGAAGGTTCTTTAACGCTGCGGACTGCTTCTCTGCCGCCTGGGTAGCGACTAATTCGGCCTGAGCACGCGCCGCGGCTTCTCCGGTGTCGGTCAGCTTAAGGCGGGTGTCATCCAGGATTTTGTTGTAAGCCTGAAAGGTATCGGTATCCAGGAAACCTTTGGCCTGGAATTTCCGCAGCGATTCTTGCTGCTCATCCAGGCGGTTTAAGGCCTTGGTAACCGGGTCGATATTCTCCAGCAGCCCTTTGAGCGCGTTCTGCTGCTCCTTGAGGCCTTCACTGCCTTGCTTCGCAGATTCAGCGCCAGCGCGGAACACGCTATTCAGATCATCTGCTTTATCTACGGCACCGGCCGCCGCCTGGCCGAGTTTATCCAGTTCGTTGCTGGCTGTTTTCAGGTCAGAAACATCGGCCCGCAAAGTAATCGAGGCGATCTGGTCTGTCATTATTTCGTCTCCTTATGCATTACCTTGAGAGCCTCGCTTTCCATAATTTGAAGGTCAGCCATGCAGGCCGCCGCATCCTCAACCCCGTGTAACTCGAAGAACCAGGGGAGAACGTTGTAATCAAGGCCGGTCGCCCCGCTCGCGCCGACTCGCCACTGTGTCGCCAGGGAAGAGAAGATGGTGAAGGACCTCCACACCGAGGGCAGGATCCCCACCTCTTCCTCCACGTCCTCAGGCGTCAAACCAAAAGCGCTCAGCTCCGCGAGCGTCGGTCCCGGCGTATACAATGCTGCGGCGACCTGCCTCAGTTTTTTTCGCGGATTCCCATCAGCTCTTTGGTGTATGCCAGACCGATGCTGTCGAACGCGCGTGGATAGTTCCGCAGAAGGACAATAACGTTTTCGCGGTTGAACTCATCTGGAAGGGCCCACCCCTCGACAATTTCCATGAGGTAGTCGGCCTGCGGCTCGATAGCATCCTTTTTACCTTCGGCGGCCTTTTGCAGCTTCTCGTCCATGGAGCGCAGATCTTCCAGCGTCTTATGGCGGAAAGTGAACGTCAGCTTGCCGTCTTCGGCGCCAGCGCGCGGAATGCTCGCGGTCACAGAAAAAGTTGGGTTGGGGATCAGGGAAAATTTGGTCATTTCGATTCCTAAGAAAGACTTTGGTTTCAGTAGCGAAGAAAGCCCGGCGTACCGGGCTCGAGTGGTTAGCTGACCGTGACGGTGCAAGCAGCAGAGGTGATAGTTTTGCCCGCCGCGTCAGTGACTTCGCAGGTGTAAGAGCCAGCATCACCGGATGCCACAGATGGAATGTTGAACGTCGAGGCGGTTTTGCCAGGAATGGCGGAGCTTCCTTTCTTCCACACGTAGGTGTAAGGAGCCGAGCCGCCTTGCATAACCACAGCCAGGTCCAGCGCCGAGCCAGTAGAGACCGATTTGGTTGCCGGCAGGTCAGTCAGGAACGCCAGCGGCGTAACGGATGAATCGGCGATCGGGTAAATCTGCATATCCGATTCGAAGTTCATACGCGCTTCGTTGCTCTCCACGGCGTTGATTTCGGTCTTAGGCACCTTCTGGAAAGACACTTTGGCAGAGTAATAACGGTCCGCTTTGCCGCGCGGGTTATGGAACCACACAGCAGTGGTGTCGCTGGATTCGTCAAGTTCACTCAGACGCTTGTAAATTGCCAGCAGCGGATCGTGCGCGAAGGTGTAGACCTGCACCACGGCGTTTTTGAAGGTCGGGATGGTACGGGCCTTATCGTCTTCCAGGAACTGCACGCTGATGGTCTGCTGGTCACCACCCTCAGTGGAAAGGGTCATCACCTGCGGCATCGTGATCCACGTGTCGATTTTACGCAACGTGCCCGCGCCAGTGCCTGCCGGGAATTTGGTGGTGTCAGAAGTATCGAACGAATCCAGCACGATTTTGGTACCGGCTACGGATTTAACGCGCAGCACCATATTATCGAGTTTTAGCCAGCCGGAGCTCACCTGCACTACATCGCCCGCCAGGATGCCAGCGGCAGATGCAACAGTCAGTTCGCATTCAGTAGCGTTAGAGGCAGCGGTAAAGGTGATGGGAGCCTGATAGGCCTTGGCCACGTTCACACGCGAGCCGTTAGGGATTGCGAATGCCATAGCACTCTCCTGAATTTAGGTAATAAAAAACCCGCCGGGCGGCGGGTCAGTAATCAGCGCGGTACTGCATGCTGACAGGGGTGGTGTAGGTGATAGAGCCGGTAGTGCCGTTGGGTGATGATGTGGGGCGATCCTGTATAGGTTGGCGCACCTGCGGCGGGCCATTGATATAAACGGTCAGGTCACCATCCACCAGCGGCAGCCCTTCAGGAAAAGCATCTGCGACAGACTTTGTCAGCCCTCTGGCCAGAGTCACGCCGCTACCTGCTGGTGCAATGATATTGAGCTGGAGAATGCCCTGGTATGTACGCAACTGACCTTCCAGGTCCTGCCCCACGGTTTGCGCAGGTAGGACATAAACGCGCCCGTAAGGGGCATCATCAGGCGGGGTAAAAGCGATGTTAGGCCAGGCGATCGGCAATCCGAGCGACTCAGCGATAATCGCCACCCGGCTCTCCAGCAATTCAGCAATTCGCATGGACTGGTCACCGGCCATTGCGCACCTCGTTCATTGCCTCGCGGAAGTATTGGGCTGCATCCAATGCGGTCAACC